AGTTCTGCTTTAAGAGGTCTTTTTGGTTCAGAAGATAGTGATGGTGGGGCAATTTTAAGTGGCTCTAGTGGATACTCTATGGTTCTTAGGTCTGAATCTGATATATTCCTTGCTACTAATGGAAATAATGAAGCATTAAAAATAGATACTAGCCAAAAAGCCACATTTGCTGGTGATGTAACTATACGAAGTTCAGATACTGCTGGGATAGTCGATTCTCTAACATTAATAAATCCACGAAATTCAGGTTCAACTGGTGATGGTACTCAAATTAATTTTCAAAATACTGATACTGTTGCTCGTTCAGCTTTTATTAAAGGAATGTCAACTGGTACTTATGGACAAAGTAATGTCTTAGTTTTTGGAACTTCAAGTGGTATAGATGCTCCAACTGAAAAGATGAGGATAGACAGTTCAGGTAAAGTAGGTATAGGAACTAGCTCTGTTAATGGAATTTTTACCGCACAAGGCACACCTATGACTGCTATAGGTGCACAAACTGTAGCTGATATTTTTGGAAATGTTCAACAAGATGCAGATAAAGGTGGTGGTATTGGATTAGGTGGAAGATATATAACAAATTCTAATTCAGTAACTGCTTTTGCAGAAATTTCAGGCGTAAAAGCTAATAACACAAGTGCTAATTATGAAGGTGAAATGGTCTTTAAGACTCGTGTTCATGGTGGTAATTTAACCGAAAGAATGAGAATAGATGGTTCAGGTGATTCTACATTTGCTGGTAATGTAACTGTTAATGGTGATACTCTCTCACTTGTTAAGTCTAATAATAATGCTTTTTTAAAAATTGAGTCTACTGATGGTGGTGAAGCAATTTTTGAAATGCGAGCAACTACAAACAGGACAAACCAGATTAGATTTTTTGAAGGAGCTACTCAAAGAGGTTCTATTGTTTACGCTCACGCATCTCAATCTCTAGCATTTAATACTGGAGATAGTGGGACTCTTGCTCTTACTTTAGATTCATCACAAAACGCAACATTTGCTGGTTCAGTAACTATTGCTAGTGGTGGTAGTACAGATAATTTATACTTAGCAAATACAAGCTATGGTCTAAAGATAACTAATAGTACAGGCGTAATTGATTTTATGTCTAATGGTTCAAGTAGAATGTCCATAGCCAATGGTGGTGGTGTTAGTTTTGCTAGTGACGTCACTATTGGTGGTTCGGTAACTAGTAATGCATTGCTATCTAATACTTCATCAACTTATGATATTGGTTCAAGTTCTAATCTGTGGAGAAATGCATACTTAAAGAATGGTGGTAGAGTATACTTTGGCGATACAGGAACATATGTTTATGGGAGCAGTAGCTTAGATGTCCTTTCATTTGCCGTAGGTGCGAATGAGCGTTTTAAACTCGATGTAAACTCCCGAATCTCACTATCGAATAATGATAGTGGTACATCTAATACAGTCTTTGGAAAGTTGGCTGGTAATGCATTAGCGAGTGGTGGAAATTACAATGTAATACTCGGAGACAACGCTGGTAATGACTTGACTACAGGCGATGAGAATGTTTTGATAGGATATTTGTCAGGTGATAACTTAACAACTGAAAGTGGTAATGTCTTTATAGGAAAAAATACTGGTAATACTGGTCAACAACTTAGTATATTAATAGGAAATGATACTGGTAGATTAATAACTTCGGGAAATGGGACTGTTGGTATTGGACATAATACGCTATATTCTTTAAGCACTGGACAATATAATACAGTTGTTGGGTATGACTCTATGAGGGCTGAAGTTAATGGTGACCGCTCAACTGCTTTTGGGTATCAAACATTAAGGAGTCAAACTGGTACAGACGGAATTGTTGGGACAACTGCTATTGGATATAAAGCTGGATACAATGCAACAAGCGGTATACATGGTATATTTATAGGAGCGGATGCAAACCCATCATCTGGCTCTAGTAACAACGAAATTGTAATTGGTTATGGTGCAACTGGTGTAGCAGATAACTCAGTAACGCTTGGTAATTCTTCTGTAACTGATGTTTATATAGCACCCGGACAGACAAGTGAGCAATCTATTGTATTCAGAGATAGTGTAGACGCAGGTAAAATAGTCTACAGTCATAATAATGAACAAATTCAATTCAGAGTTGGTGGTACTGGCGGTAATAGTATTAAAGCTAGAATTAGGACAGGTGGAGATTTATACCTTGATGGTGGTCAAATTACTTTTCCAGCTAGTCAGGTTGCAAGTTCAAATGCTAATACTTTAGACGATTATGAGGAAGGTACTTGGACAGGTGTTATTACAACAACTGGTACGGATTTTACTACAACAAGTAGAGGTTCGGATTGTAAGTACACTAAAATAGGAGATACTGTTACTGCTTGGTTTTCTGTATCTATTGCTTCTCCATCTAATGGGTCAGGTACTCTTAAATTGACTGGATTACCTTTTACCAGTCTTTCTGGTAATACCTCATATAGAACAGGACTGATTGATTGGGGAAGAACAGATAATGTTGCTACTTTGCAAGTAAATGGTGTGTTAGTGGGCAATGATACTGAAATTATTTTTAGGTCTCTTCAAGATGCATCTACATCTTTAGATTTTCCAGCTTCTAATATGAATGGACAAGTAACACCATTCTTTACAGGCAGAATAACTTATAAAACAGCTTAACAATTATGTCTAGTGGATTCTAAGCAAGGAGAAAAAAATGGCATGACAATGATGGTAACATATTTTGTTTAATTGGATAATTAATAAGGAATAATAAAATGGCGTTAACAAAAGAAGTAACAGAAGATTATGAAGTTCGTGGCGAGTTTAAAACAATTCAAAAGCGTACAAGAACTGCAATCATGGAAGATGGTGTAGAAATCTCATATAAGTACCATAGAACAGTATTTCAACCAGATGCCGATGTAAGTGGTGAGTCTGCTGAATTACAGGCACTAGCTGGTGCATTATGGACAGATGAGATAAAAGCATCATACGAAGCAAGTAAATCTTAACAAACAAGGAGTCAATAATGGCAAAAAAAGAAAAGAAGCCAGTCTTGAACTTAGATGATAAAGAGTATATCATAGAGGATATGACTGATGAGCAAAAGATGATGGTAAATCATATAAACGATATTCAAAACAAACAGAATAGTAATCAGTTTATAGCTGACCAACTAGCTGTTGGGAAAGAAGCGTTTATTAATATGCTCAGAGAATCATTAAACTCAGAGGAAAAAGAGTAAAATGATAGTTCGTCAATGTGCCTATGACCATAATGTAGTCATCCATAAAAACACCAAACCAAATATGGTAAAATCTATTGTAAAATCAGATGGAACAGTTACAACTGTTACCTATCCAAATAGCAAAGATTATTTCCTTTGGGTTGATGATGAAATAGTAAAAACAAGTGATTCTTTTGAAACTATTGAAAATGCCTATATTGCTGAGTGTAATAAAAAACATTCAGATAGTCATGGGCGTATTGACATTGTAAAACATAAGTTAGTAAGTAATAAGGTGGTAGATAGATGAATAAAGTAATAAAAAAAAGAAAGAATGGAGATTTTGAAGTTGTTAGTACAAGTTATAATATCGCTGTTAATTACTCTTATGTTGAGTAGTTGTAACAATGGTTGGTCAATAGGTGATTTTGAACCATCACCAAGAGATACAATGTATGCTTTTGTAGAAATATTAGATCAAGATTCTACTCTACATTTTTATGCAGATAAGGTAAGAGTTGATTCAGATAACTGGTGTTTTACACACAATCAATGGGAATCAGTTAAGGAAAATGAGTGAAGTTAAAACTGCTAGAAGTTATCGAAGTGGTATTGTGGATGACAATGCTGTCATTAGCCTTAATCTTAAGTGGCTTGGACAAATTTGTGTACTTGCTACAGTCATTGGTTGGAGTGGATATAAATTACTCGATAGGTTGGAAGAGCTTGAAGCAGAAATGGTTGAAGCAAATGAACAAATTGGAAACTTACTTAATAAACATATACATGAGGAGAATGCAAAAAGGGAAGAACTAGAAGAAAAGATTTCATTCTATGAAAAAGAATTTAATATAAATCCTTTAAGCTGGGGTAAGAGGAGGAAGAAATAATGGACTTTATGGCAGTCTATGCAGAAGCAGGGATGATAGGCATTGTAGGAATAATGTTTGTTTATTTAGTAATATCGTTATCACAGAAATCAACAAAGCAACAAGAAACATTAGAAAATTTAAAAATAGAAAATAAATCTCAATCTGAAACCTTGCATAACATGGAAGGCATACTTATCAAGCTAGTAGATAGATGGAATAAATCTGATGAGACAAGAGATAGGAGGAATGAAGATTTATTAAAAGAAGTTAATGATATGTCTGATAAGATTAGTTATTTGTCTGGCAGAATAAATGGGAGTGGTCGTGGATAATCAAGACTTAAGAAATCATCTAATCAGGCATGATGAAAGACTTAGAAATATATATTCTACTTTAAATAGAATAGAAAAGCATTTAGAAAAAATTAATGGCAAAGTAGATCGTCATAATACTGATATTGCCAAAATACAAACATGGGGTGCAATTGCACTCGTTACATTTCCTATAATGATAAATATAATAATGAGGTTCGTATAATGTTAAAGAAAATGATAGCAGATGAATTACTAGGTGATTCAACTAAAGATGAATTAATTGATGAAATCAATAAGGCAGTTGATATTCCTATTATATCTGAAAAAACTGAAAAAGCAATTTTAGAGGCTTTATGGAAAGTCATTAAAAAAGTATTGCTTTCTAAATTAGGTGTATAGTGCCTAAAAAGCGTGATCCTAGATTAGCAAGGTTTGGGTTAAAGGGGTACAATAAACCAAAGCGTACCCCTAGCCATCCAAAGAAGTCTCATGTTGTGCTTGCACGATCTGGAGGTAAAACCAAATTAATTAGGTTTGGACAGCAGGGAGCAAAAACAGCAGGTAAACCAAAGAGGGGTGAATCTGCTAGGATGAAAGCAAAAAGAAAAAGTTTTAAAGCAAGGCATCGTAAAAACATAGCTAGAGGTAAACTTTCAGGAGCTTACTGGGCAAATAAGGTTAAATGGTAATGGCTAAGTCTGCTACAAGAACCAAACCAGCACTATGGAAAAGAATTGTTGCATCTGTTAAAAGAGGTAGTAAAGGTGGCAGAAGAGGTCAATGGTCTGCTCGTAAAGCTCAAATAGCTACAGCTAGATATAAAAAAGCTGGTGGGGGATACAAAGGTAGAAAGTCTAGTAAGAACTCTTTAACTAAATGGACTAAACAAAAGTGGGGTTATGTTACTAAAGGAGATGC